ACATCAAGAGAGGGGTGTATGGTGAGTTCACAAGCGTGACGGAATGACGATTGCTCTATTGTACCGATTACTGGAGTGATGGTAAACACAACAAGAGCAAAAAATTTTTGAGAGCGTCATCGTCACGGAAAAACGTTAAGTCGCACAATACCAAGGTTTTAACCCTCAAGATTTGCATATTTATCGTCACGCAGCGTCACGAAAAGCACGTTTATCGTCACGAAATGCGTATATTTATAGCCCAACTAACAACAATTTATGAAAGTTTCAATCTTCAAATCACTATTTAACATTAAAGAAACCCCCTTCGAGCTGTCCATTCAGGATGTGTACAACCGCATCAGGCTCGGCAATCCTGACCTCATCAAGAAAGTGTCAACCATACGATCACTGGAGAAGTCAGACCCCGAGCATGACCGCCTCAAGTCATCACTGAATGCAATCATGTTCAATGGTACCTTCACCGAGCGCAATGACAGCAGCCTGGTTGAGCATTCTGGTCTGTGCATCCTGGACTTCGACCAATATCCAACCAAGAAGCTAATGATGGATGAACGCAAGCGGCTGATTGCTGACCCTCACGTCATGATGGTGTTCACCTCTCCCAGTGGGAACGGGCTCAAAGCTGTCATCCGAATCCCAAAGTCTGATAAGGTCGAGCACAAGCGCAGATTCACTGCATTCGGCAAGTACTTCGACAGTGAATACTTTGACACCAAAAACAGCAATGTGAGCCGGGTGTGCTTCGAATCCTATGACCCTGACATATACTTCAACGAGTTCTGTCAAGTCTATGAGGGCATCGAGCAAGACCAGGGCTTCAGCTACACCGAGAGGACTCCCACTTGCATTCTGTCTGATGAGGATAAAATCATCAACCTTATCGAGAAGTTCGACCACGGCTGTCAGTTTGCCGATGGCAGCCGCAATGAATTCGTGTTTAAATTGGCAGCTGTGCTCTGCGAGTATGGCATTGGTAAGGATACGGCAGAACAGTACATCTGGACAAAGTATGCTCAAGGCACCAGCTTCAGCGAGCAAGAGATGGTCACAACCATTCGCTCGGCTTACAAAAAAGCATCCTATGGCATCAAATACTTTGAGGACAAGGATACATTCCAAAGAGTACGTCAAAAGCTAAAGAGCGGCATCGCAGACGATGACATCAAGAAACAACTGAATGTGCGAGAGGATGTCATTGAGGACATCAAGAAAGAGATTCAGACCGGTGATGATATCTTCTGGTCAGTCAATGAGAAAGGCACGATTACAATCAAGCCATCCAACTACTCTGAATTTCTGGTCAAGAACGGATTCAATAAGTACTATCCAGAAAATGCAGAGAAGCCAACCTTTGTGAGAGTTAAAGAAAACAAGGTCAAGATATCATCGGCTGAACAAATCAAGGACTTTGTGCTGAACTATCTCCAAAGCAAGGGTGAGATGGATGTATGGAACTACTGCTCCAGGAATGCATTCCTATTCAATGAGAACTTTATCAATATGATTGACAGCATCAATATCATGATGCTTCAAGACTCAAAGGATGCGTCATACATCCCATTCAAGAATGGTGTGGCAAAGATATCCAAGAATAAAGTGGAGCTGAAGAGTTACATCGATGTCGATGGATACATTTGGGAGAATCAAATCATCGAGCGAGATTTCACTATGTTGGATGACTGCACCAATGATTTCCAAGATTTTGTCAGTAAGGTGTCAGCAGATGATAGAGGCAGAATCAATGCGCTTGAGACCACGCTCGGATACTTAATGCACACCTTTAAGGATAAGACTGACCAGAAAGCAATCATCTTCAATGACCAAGAAATCGATGACAACCCGAATGGAGGGTCAGGCAAGTCACTGATGCTGGCTGCACTCGGCAATTTGCGCAGAGTGGTCAAGATAGATGGCAAGAGCTTCAACCCATCAAAGTCTGATTTCGTTTATCAGCGAGTCAACCTGGACACGCAGATTCTGGCATTCGATGATGTGCGTAAAGCATTCGACTTCGAGCAGCTATTCAGCCTCATCACTGAAGGAATCACCGTCAACCGAAAGAATAAGGATGAGATATTCATTCCATTCAACCGCTCGCCAAAGATTGTCATCACCACCAACTATGTCATCAGTGGTGCAGGCTCTTCTCATGATCGCAGAAGGCATGAGCTGGAGTTCTATCAGTACTTCCATTCCAAGCGCAGTCCACTCGATGAGTATGGTCGGCTCTTATTCGACTCCTGGACCGATGAAGATTGGTTGAAGTTCGACAATTATATGGTCAAGAACCTTCAGAAGTACCTGACAAATGGATTGATGAAAGCCATCAGCATCAACGCAGATGCCAAGCGACTCATCCAGGCAACGTGCAAGGACTTCTTTGATTGGGTGGAGGAAGGCAACCTCGCTCTCGATGTGTATCATTACAACGGAAGCAAGATTCAAGAGTTCACATCAGAATTCACATCATTCAAGGAGCTCGAGCCACGCAGATTCCTCAAATGGGTGCAATCGTATGCTGACTATAAAGGCTACAACATCACCAAAGGACGCAATCACAACGGCAGATACTTCATTCTCGATTCGGGAAATCCCAAGCCGACTCCAGAATCTGATGATATTTGGGATGAACTTAATGAACAAGCAAAACAATGACACCACAACACCGAAAAATCCTAAAAGATTTACAATTGAAGCACAAAATGGAAAAGTATCCAACCATCCCACCACACCTCATCGCCCTGGACCAATGGAATGACAACTCCGCCAATGCACTGACCAAGTCAATTATCGCATTCCTTCAGTTCAGTGGATGCCAAGCGGAGCGAATCAATACCATGGGAGTCTATCGCAAGAAATATCGCACAGATGGAGTTGCCATCGGTGGGCAGTGGACCAAGGGCACCGGCACACCAGGCTCGGCAGATATATCAGCCACGATCAAGGGACGTTCTGTTAAGATTGAGGTCAAGTATGGCAAGGATAGACAGTCTGAAGCGCAGAAAGCATACCAAAAAGCCATCGAAGAGGCTGGTGGTGTGTATGTTATTGCAAAAGATTTTGAAGGATTCTTGAAATTTTATGAGCAATTTTGTGAATCAATCAAATAAATCAGTATATTTACAACTCAAAACAATATATTATGACTACAAAGAAAGCGGAGGCTACACTCGCAGAGCCAATGAACATTTGGCAAAAATTACACGCTGCCAAGCAGCAGATTGGAAAGGTTGCAAAGAATGCAACGAATCCTCATTTCAAAAAGAGCTATGCTGACATCAATGCGCTGCTCACAACGGTGGAGCCTATCCTCCACGAGCATGGACTGCTTCTCTTGCAGCCAGTGGTGGGCAATGATGTGGTGACTCGTATCATCGACATCGATTCTGGTGAGGTCATCGAGTCATTCATGAGCCTTCCAGTTATCACAGACCCACAAAAGGTGCTCGCTGCCGTCACTTACTTCAGAAGAGGTACATTGCAGTCACTGCTCTCACTTCAAGCCGTTGACGATGATGGCAACACAGCAGCAGCTGCGCCTCAAGGCAAGCCAACGATCAACGCAGAGAGATTCAAATCAGCACTCGAAGCAATCGAAGCTGGCAAGTACACAGCACAACAGTTGGCTTCCAACTATGCACTAACTGAAGCTCAATCCAAAATGCTTGCACTATGAAATGGCATCCATCGCAAATCGGTAAGCTGATGACCAATGGCAGAGCCAAGGACAGCATCGGAGAAACAGCTAAGAGCTATATCAAGCAGTGTGCAAAAGAAGATTTCTACAACTACACCACAGAACTGAACAACAAGTACATCTGGAAGGGTAGAGAGCAAGAGCTGGAGTCAATCAACCTCATCAACTCTGTGAGGTTTACCAACTACGTCAAGAATGAACAGACCATCGAGAATGACTATCTCATCGGCACAGCTGATATCGTCATCGAGCAGCGAGTCATTGATGTCAAGACATCTTGGTCCTTGGATACATTCCCAGCACTTGTGGAAGATGCAGTCAATCCACTCTATGAATGGCAGCTCCGAGCATACATGATGCTTTATGACAAGCCATGTGCCGAGCTCATCTACTGCATGGTGACCACTTGGGATGAATTCCTCAATGAATATGAGAACCTCCAGCTCCATAGAGTCGACCACATCAATCCAGAGAAGCGAATCACAGCACTCTGGTACGATAGGGATGAAGATATCGAGGCTAAGATGGTTGCTCGCCTTAAAGAAGCATCCGATCTATATCATGAATATTACGAACAATTAAATAACAAATAAAAATGGAAGAGCTAAAAGCAAAAGGCACCATTCACCAACTTGGTGAAGCCAAACAAGTGAGTGACAAGATGAACATCAGAGAGTTCGTGCTCTCAATCGGTGATAAGTATCCACAGCTGGTACAATTTCAAGCTGTCAATGAGCGAGTGATGTTCCTTGACAATGCAACACCAGGTATGGAATGTGAAGTCAAGTTCGACTTGAGAGGTCGTGAGTACAACGGCAGATATTATGTCAGCCTCAATGCTTGGGATATCCGCATCGCAAAACCAGCAGCAGCACCATCAAAACCAATCTCAGATGAAATCGATGACGATTTACCTTTCTGATGGCGAGAACATTCGGGACTTCATCTACAAAGAGTTGAGGTCCCGACTCTCAAGCCGATATAAGATGACTCACTTGGCTGAAGATATGAATCTGAACTACTACACCGTCAACCGATTTATGAGAGGCAATGGAGTGGGAGATGAGTTCTACATCAAAGCATTCAACTTCCTAATGAAATGAGATATTTCATCGGATATGTCGGCACCAGAAATGATGGACTTGATAATATCATAAAGCGATTGGAGGACCTATTGAATGAACTCAAGGGTTGCTCTTATTGCATAGTACTAACCCTATCGGAGGAAGTTCACATCTCCGAAGTAACACCAGAAGAATTCTATGACCAAACCGCAGCACTTAACTGACCCAATCGTTCTCAAGGTACTGGCGAAGTATTATGAGCGCAGCCAGCTCGGGATTCAGAAATATGGGCGCACTTTAGATCGTGATGACCTGAGCCTCACCGATTGGTTGAATCATCTCCAGGAGGAATTGATGGATGCCACGCTGTATATTGAGAAGCTGAAGGCAGATGTCAAGTTTATTGAGCAAAAAACTGGACAAGGATAAGGGGTAAAAATTGCCACATATCTAAACACGAAATGTAAACGAGAGATGCAACTGACGAGTTGAACGTAACCTGCCGTGCATTGGCTGCGGCTCTCATCGTAGGGAGATAGGTTAGCCTTCCGAGAAAAAAGGCTTTTTTAAACTAAACAACAAAAAAATGAAAATAGAAATCACCCAC